GTCCTGACGGAACAGTGTAGTTTACAACAATATTTTCATATGGCGGAACTCTCAATATTTCCATTTATTAGTTACCAAATTCCTTAGCCACATCTGATGGTGAGACTAGTGTAACGTGGTCACGTGTTAGCCACAACTCTGCTTCTTTTTCAGAAACTATGTTGATGCCCTTTGACACCTTGCCAATTCCAACCCAAGAAACATTCTTTGTGGATTTGATTGCTACAGTCTTTGGATCCTTCTCTGCTTTTGCAACTGGCTTCTTCTTTGGAGCCCTTGGTGTTGTTGATGCACCAATAACTCCATTTGCTACTGCGCCAAGTGCTTGCTCTTCTGGCTCTGACTGATATGATGGTGTTGTAATTGCTTCTGGCTCTTCAGCCTTTGGCTCTTCCTTTGCAGGTTCTACTGCTTCGACAACGGGTGCTTCTTCAACAACAGGTGTTTCTTCAACAACTGGGGCTTCTTCTGCAACTACTGCTTCTGCAACTTCTTCTGCAGGATTATTATAAAAATTGTCCATTATTTCCTCCTGAATAGTATTATATCATTATAAGTAATAAGGGGAGCAGGAGAACTAACTCCTACTCCCCCTAAAGTGTACTGTTTACAGATTATGCTTCTGCTGCAGCGTCAGCCCATGCGATGGCATCTTGTTCTTCCCATTGAATACCGAAGCGAACGAAGACTGTATATTCTACAGTGTCCTTCTTTGGCTTGTATTCACGGTTAACTGTGATGTCACGCTGGAAGCCCCATACACGGTTCTGTGGGAATGTCAAGTCGACATATCCTGCAGGGTAGTAAGGAACTTCTTGTACGTCAATTCCTAGAACACGTGTTGAACGTGCTCCACCGAATGTCTGTGCTCCACCATCAAGGTATGCCTGACGGTTCATTGGTGTTCCACCAGCCTGTGAAGCGAATGCTTCAGCAACTGCATCTGCAAGTGTACCGTTATTCTTAACGATTCCCTGGAATGCATCTGTTCCTGCGTAGAACTTCAAGTTAGACTTGAGTGCACGGTACTTACGTGGCATTGCAAGAATGATCTTCTGCATTGCATCAGTTGTCCAGTTATCATTTGTAACTGTAACTACTGCTTCGTGAGCATCTCCATCAGTCTTGACACGATTTACGAAACCGTCCATGATTGACAAGAAGTTGCCTGTTGCGCCATCGCCATTGATTGCAAGGTCTTCGATATCGTTACCGAAAGCATTTGTCATCAAACGGACAATGTGATCTTCTAGTGCTGCACCTTCGATGTTATCTTCTAGTGCTTCTGCAGATACTTCCCAGTCAAGACGAATCTTCTTTGTAGTCAATTCAACCTTTGAGAATGTTGCACCTGCGTTTGTGTAGTCGCCAACTGCTTGCGCTGCTGCACGGATTACACGCTCTCCGACGTTTACCTTTTCGAGTTCCATTGTATTGGCTCTCATAGTAACACGACGGCCATCTTGGGCGAGAATGGTTGCATCCCACACGTAGTCGATAAAACGACGTGCTTGCTCTGGGCGTAGGATACCTGATCCAGCCTCACCTGAAGGGTTAACTGCATTTGGTCCAGATGTAACTCCTGATAGTGCTGTTGGGATATTTCCTAACACGCCACCATCGGTGTAATTACCTGGTACGTTTGAACCTGCTTCTGAGCCTGATGCGAATGCACCTTGACCCTGATACAGTCCTGGTGCTGTTCCACCAAGATTACCTGATGTTCCAGGCTGGTTCTTTTCTATATTTTGTTCCGACATATTGTCACCTCCTGTGATTTTTTACTTATTTGTTTTTTAATTGAATAAGTCGGCTGTTTTGAGGAAACTACCGCCCCATAGGGATTTTTCAACCGTTTCAGGTTGATTCTGTACTATCTCGCCGAGATCGCCAGACTTTCGGAAAGCAGTGTCTTGCTCTACAAGTTCCACACGCTTACCAAATTCATTGAATTCACTTGATACTGCTGCAATATCTTTTGCAACTGCTTCAAATGATGTTTTTGCTGTTTCAACATCTACCTTTGTAGACTTAAGCATTTCTACTTCTGCCTGCAAAGACTTAACTGTTGAAACTAGATCGCTAAAGGCTGATTCTAGAGTGTTCTTGATTTCAGCAACTGAGTCAACAACTGCTTCATCTGATTTAGATACTTCTGTAACTTCTTCAACTACATCAACTGCAGGAGTCTCTTCAGACTTTGCAATTTCTTCAGATGCTGGGGCTTCGTCAGCCTTAGCAACTTCTTCTGTAGGTGCCTCAACTACGGCATCAACCTCTGGAGCGACCTCTGACTTTTCTACTTCTACTGGTGCTTCTGTTTCAATAACTTCTGCAACTGTTTCTGTGTTTTCTGTCATAGGTTGTACCTCCTTGTTAATCTTAGAAGTATTAATGCCTTTAGCACTATCAACTAAGAATTTTATCATTGTTGTTTTTTCATCATCCGTTTTTTCAACGAACCCTATATTTTCCATCTGCTCTCCAG